CAGTAGAACTTATATCCTTATAATCAAAATCTTTTTGCCAACTTGAGGTCGCCTTCTCAGTATATACATCCTCATGCTGATGTTCACCATTTGCTTTTTTAATTTTATTTGAATATTCTGGATACTTTGCTAGTAAATGAGATTTAGGTAAAATCTTTCTAATCATAATATAAGCAGCATCTCTAAATAACATATCTCGTGATTTAGGATCTATAAAAACATCAAATGGCTCTGGTTGCTCAATTTTAACTTCACCCATTCCTTGATCAGCATCTTTATCTACGGTTACCAATAAATAGCCTAATGACTTTGTAATACAGTCATTAATTGCATTTGCATATAATGATGAACCATCTGAATTTGACCATATATAATCAGCTAAATCAGAAAATAAATGGGCAATATCAGAGTCTGATCCATCTACGCCAATAGCTTGCCATCTAGGATTATTAGCAGTAGCATAAAAATTTAGCATCTCTACTACAGGTAATATCCTATTTATAGTAAATGTAGGCATACCTTGCTCTTCTAATAATCTTGTTTCCTGTTCAGTTAACTGATTATCATTAGAGAAGTCATATCCTTTTTGATTAATATATTCCCATTGAGCTCTTGTATGAGATCTAACTTTATTATATATTTCTCTTACTTTTAAAGCTTTCTTATTAGGCTTTGCCATTATTCTCTTCCTCTTCTTTTTTAGGGATAGTTGGATCGTCTTCTCTTTGAGAAGGGATTATTATAGTTAAATCATCTAAGGTAAATAAATCAACCATTATATACTTGCTATAATCATTTCTAAATCACATGATCCAGTATTTGCATCTGCTTGAACATTTGTCAAACTTCCTAAAGCTGTATCAGAAGCAGCATCAGCATCTTGAGTTGCATTTAAGATACCCACCATACCCGCACTATTATCAGCATTCCATATAAAAGATCTCCCTGCATCAAGTTTAATAGCAACCTCATCATTATCTTGGTTTCTAAATGTTAATGTAATAAAGTTTGTATCATCTAAATTTGTAAATCTCATATACATTACAGTAGAATCATTATAATGTCCAGCTGAACCAACAGCTCCACTCATTGTGGCTATTGTAGACTCATTAGTTGTAATAGTTAATATCCTTTTTGATATTTCATTAATACTCGAAATAGTAAATGTATTGCTTCCACCTTGTTGAACTCCATTTAAGGTTAAGCTTTCACTTATACTTACTGTTAATGCTGCTGCTGTTATTGTACTTGCCATTTTTTAATCCTTTATTTCAAAATGTGGAAAATCATCAAATTTATTATCGGCTACCTGCCAATCTTGGTCCCAGTCCCCTCCCCAGCGAAGCACAATATCCATCCCACGAGCCACCCCAAGCACAAACCCTGCAAAAAGAGTTTGACGCTCTCTGTCATCCCAGTCGACGGGATAAGGCGTGATATCAACAGCACGACTAGGCAACTTATTATGCCTACCATTAGGGAACTGAACTTTGCTTTTTCCTTCGTCATAAAACTTATTCTGTCTTTCTTCGCCTCTGTGTCCTTCTAGCACACTGCAATCTATATATTTAATTACTTCATTAAAGACTTTTTGTAATCTTTCATCACATGTCTTTAATCTTGCTTTACTTGTCTTTCCAAATTTAGGCATTATCTCTCCTTATGCTGTTACCCAGCTCTTAGCTTGGGGTTTATGTTTATACCATTCGCCATCTTTATTTTTCTTAATTGACTTCATAGGATGTGCATATTTACAAGAATATGCTAAAGCATCTATAACGTCATCATGTCCCATTCTAGGACCAAAAGTTATTATCTCCCTTTGAAGATCATACTGATCTTTCTTAACAAAGACTGACCCAACTGCAAACCTTTGTGCCAATATCTCTTGAATCCTATCCCTTTTAGACATTCTGTTACCTGGTTTTTCCGCAGTATATTTAACAGTAAACTCATTCCTTCTACGCATTTCTGCATTAATTGCTTGAAATACTGGCTTGGACATAGTAGTATCTTCAATGCAGAAAAGACTTGGATTATATATCTTATTATAATCGAATATATAGTCCACAATCCCTTTTTTCGAATCTCCTGGTATACCCAATACAGGAAGTGACCGCTTGCGTAAATAATCAAGGACGTAACAATTATTGTCAGCATCAACGCCCAAAGCGAGTAATACGCTAAAATCACTATCCCTACGAGTACTATCTGTAGCAGGGTCAACCCCCACAAATACATTAACGGGCTTTTCGTCACCTTCAATTGTTTTAATATACGCAACCCCTGTGTCTTCATCTTGATAAAAAGCTCCGTCCCAATGTTTAATATGGTTTCTATTAAAGATTGAATCTTCTTCATTTTGGACTTCCATCATATATTCTTGATAGAACTTTTGCGGCTGTCCACTGTCCGCATAAAACTTTTTCTTTCGTTCCATTTCCTTGTGGCCAAACCATGTTGGCCATAAAGGAGTACCATCGTCCTGTAATGCTTTGTAAGTTATAACTTTCCAAGAATAATCTTGGCCTTGTGTTTTAGCTTTGATATGACCATTAAGTATTCTTGTAGTAAATGCATCGAAGTGAACAGGCGTACCGTTAATACGCAACCGCCCATCAGCAGGTTCCAAAGCAGGGAAGACCACAGCCGTAACAAGATTTGCGATTTTAGAACGAGACTCTGGCGTAACGGTATTATTCTCATCTTCAAAATCATCAAGGATGATAAGATCGTATCTTTTATGCAACTTAGCCCCGCCACGTATACCTGAAAGGTTTGATTTAGAGATAAGTTTGCTGCCATTCTTAAGTTCAATGTCATCTTCTGTCCATTTTCTCCCTTTTAAATCACCGAAATAATACTGAACTTTTTCATTATATTCCAAATGATATTTTACATAATCTAAATTTGGTACAGAAATTTTACTAGATGCTGCTACCCAACCATAAAATAAAGGGTCAGTGGTAAATAAAAAATCATGAACAATATTGCATTTAGTAAGCACTGTCTTACCATGACCCCGAGGAAGTATTATCCCTAACTGCCTATAATCCTTATTCATTAGAGCATCTGCTACCTCATAATGAAAAAAAGGAGTCTCACTCCTCATAAAATCATCTGGTAAAAATAGTTTACCAAATGCTATTAAATCTTCATGTGCCAATCTAAGATCATCTTCCATCTTAGAAACATTGTGCAGATTAATATTAGCCATTATTAAAAGACTTTATCGCCTTTATGGACCTTTGTTAAAAATTCTTTAGGAATACCACCTTCAATCCATCCAATATTACCAAAGGCTGGACTATTTGGATCACTCCAAGAACTCATATGTGCATCATACCATTCTTTTGGAACTTCATATTCTATTAATGGGCCTTCTCCCATTCCAGATCCTCGTTGACGAAACTCACTTGCTTCTTCAATATCGTCAATTGCCCATACTCCCTTTTTACTTGGATTCAAATCATCAGTATATTCTCCTGCGAATACTTTTTTAGGAGAAACGTGTGATCCTTCTTTTACCATTTTACCTTTATGCCAATCTGTTACTCCCCTATAAAGCTTTACTGTTTCCCCACTTTCTCTCGCAGCCTTTAATGCTCTTTTAGCAGATACCATCTGCCCTGCAAAAGGTATCATAGCAGCAGCAGATATTCCGGCTTGCCCTAATTCACCTTCCATTAGATATAATAACGCATCTGCTGCATCTGCGATATTCCCTAATCCAGGGGTAAAGCCAGCAGCCATTAATGCATTATGTACATCTTTAGACCAATTCTGAGAATTGTCTTGAGGAAACAAACTTGCGGCAGTAACATCCGCTTCTGATGAAGTTAACATCTCTTCAAATATTTTTCTATCTATATTATCAGCCATTATTTTTCCTTACTCCAGATACCTATAGGACATGATGCTCCTTTGAACTTGACTTTAGCTTTCATAAAGCACCCACACTTCTTACATTTACTATTTTTAATAAGGAATGTACATCCTTGACAATGATCCCACCTTTTATTCTCTATTTTTTTATCTACTCTCCCACTCACAAGAGAGGATAACCCCATTAGGTCCATTAGTTACTATCCTTAAATAAATTATCTGCAGGGTCAGAAGATGAATCTATCATCTCATCAAATGCACCTATCCCAGCTATTCCCCATAAATTCTTTTTAGCATATTCTATTCCTTCATCAGTTAAGATTTCTTTTAATTGCTGCATAGTCCCTGCTGGAGCACTTCCTTCTCTAAGTTGTGCTATTCTTGCAGAAATTTCACGTGGCCTTAACAGATATCTTATATATTTTATATCTTTAGGGGCAATATTAGGATCAATCCCTGCCCACTGTTTTATTTCACCTAAACTATCTTTTGCCTTATCCGTAAAATATGGTTTAATCTTATCCCAATATTTAAATTCCCACTCAAAGCCCTTATGTCTTCTATTATATTGCACACTATTATTCACAAATTTGATAGGTCTCTGATTTCCCAGATAGGGCATATCCTTAGCAATGTCTAATACTTTTTCGCCTCCCTCATAGACGCTTCCCCCAGTTAATCTTGTAGGGGCATAGTCTGGAGCTAGCTGAGCTTTATGAGCATATTCATGTACTGCAGTAGAATGTAAATCTCTTGTTATATTTTTATAAGGATTGATTTCTACCATTCCCTTTTTTGATCCTTCACTAAAATATCTGCCTAATGTAGCCATATCACCTTCACTTAATGCACGATCCATAAGCGTTAAGTCTTTATCGTTAAATAAATCAAGACTTTTTTTAATCTGAGATCTATAGGCCTTATATCCTAATATATTCTCAGCTCCCATAGTATTTTGCCATCTTTGCCAAGCATCATGTGATCCTAAGTCTTCAAATAATCTATTTTTTGCATTGGTTATAAATTCTTTAGTGGGCTTTGAAAGTACCTTGGAGGCAATCTTATCTATAACTGTTTTAGCCCCTTTTACTGGTAGGTCTTTAAGTTTATTTGCTATATTTTTAATGGAACTTCCGCCTATTGCAATAACCTCTCCCTCCTCATTATAGACTTCTCCACTACCAAGTCCCATTAGTCCTTTAATAATACTTAATGCTTGTTCAGATTCTCCTAGATCTGTTGGCTTATCTAAATTCATTTCTTGCCATGTCTGAATAGCATCTGAATCTGCAGAAGTAAGCATTGATTGAAAGATTGTATTGTCTATCTTATCAGCCATTATTTATTATTTCCTTTGGTTTTTCCATTTTACAAATTGAGTTGGAGTAATATAACCACCTATATCTAGTTCTTCCAATAAAGCCTTACCATGCTTTTCAGTCATAATATCAATGCTCTCTGATTTAAGGGTTAAATAATCATCATAACCACCACCATGCTCTTTTATAAGCATCGATGCTGGATCATCTTCCCAGGTTTCTTCAGATAATGCATCAATATAATAT